CTGGTTGCCCGGTGTCCCGGCCGTCATGTCGATGTCAGGCCCAGGCGCGCCTCCACCTCCACCGAGGAAGTCACTGAGGAAGTCCTGGAGCGAATCGCTCGGCGTCGGATCGTTTGGAGTCGCCATCGGCGGACCCGGCTGCCCAGGCGGCGGCGGGTAGATGGGCGGCTGCCCCGGCATCTGGAGCTCAGGGATGATCGGCGGCGCCATCGCCGGGATGTTGGCCGGCGGCCGCGAGGGAACGTCCGACTCGTAGAAGCCGGGCGGAGGCGTGAAGGCGGGCGGCGGGGGCTGAGCGGGCGGAGGAAGAGTCCCGACGCCGGGGATCGCATCTTCGTCTGGAAGCCAGTATCCGCCTACGAGGGGCATGTCTCTCCCTGAAGCTAGGTCTTGATTATCGACTGAAGCGTTCTGAACGGCTGGAGCACGCCGACGTTGAAGGGCGTGTCGGTTCCAGTGTTGGAGCTCGAAGCTGTCGGAGTGGTGTTGCCGGTGTTGCCGGTCACGCCAGGAGCGGTACCGGAGGTCGCCAGAGTGCCGAGCCCGGGAGCGCCGGAGACGGCGGGTGCCTCGGCGGACACCGAATGCGAATGCGAACTCACAGTATGACTGTGCGCCCCACCCAGACCAACGCCGGCATCGCCCTGACCGTTGACGGCTGCGAAGGCGGCTCCGGCCGCCACTTGCGCGATGAAGTTCGTGATCGCAAGATCGCCTCGCGAACTATGGCCGTGGTTACCAGGGTTGTCGGTCGTCGGAGCCGCATTTCCTGTCGCCCCACCGTGGGAGTGAGAGCCGACGGCGAGCGATCCCACCGCAGGAGCCCCCGTAACCGGGTGCGTATGGCTCGTCGCAACAAGAGTCCCGTTCGAGTGGAGATGCGCGGCGACGGTGACGCCGTGCTGATGCGCAGGCAGGTTGGCCGTCCCGAGCGTCACCGCGAACGTCTCCGCGCCGCCGGCGTTGTTGAGCGCGCCGAAGGTGCCGGTGCCGAGCCCGACTGCGACTCGGTTCGTCATGTCGGGAAGGTTGAAGGTCGTCGAGCCGTCACCGACACCGAAGGTCGTGCCGATCACCTGGAAAAGATCGACGAAGGTGGCGCGTGAGATAGCCGATCCGTCGCAGACAAGCCAACCTTGCGGGGGCGTCGCCGCCGCGTAGTTGATGACCGCGCCGGTAGGGACGGCGATCGCAAACGAACCACGGATGCGCTCGACCGGAATCGAAAAGGGGTTCTGCTCCAGGTAGGAGCGGAGCTGCCCGAGCGCGATCGAGCTCATGTCCGACAGTTGCCGGATCAGCGGCGCGGTGCCCGGAGCGCCAGCCTCTGTGAAGTCGGCCTCGCCCGCAGTCTTTTCGTACTCGGTCGAGGACATCTACTGACCCCCGTACTGGAGCGGCAGTGCGAGCTGCTCGACCTCGAGCGCGTACAGCTCCGTCTGCGAGCTCGGCCCCGTCTGCGCGAGCCGGACGGTCACGCCCTGCGAGCGCTTGTTGATCTTGAAGCGCTTGCGCGTGGCAACCGTCGTCTCGAGGAACGGCGACTCGACAACGGCGGCGAACGTGTCGGCCTCGACCCCCTCGGCGACGGTGATCGCGAGCGCCGGATTGTCCGTGGCCGCGTCGCGCATGTCGTAGGTGAGGCGCGCGTGCCCGAAGGTCTTGATCCCGACGCCGAGTCCGATCAGCCGCATCTCGATCAGCGGCGCGACCGCGGTGCCGTCCGCATCGTTCTTGTTGGTCGCGGTGGGCGAGAAGAAGCCCGAGAGCGCCACGATCCGGTTGGTCGAGCGGTCGGCGTAGTAGAGCTCCTCCTGCACGCCCGCGGCGGAGGCGAACATCATCGCGTCGACGTTCGTGAGTCGCCACCACGCGCGCCTGGCGACGTTGCACATGAGGCAGGAGATGATCGTGCCGGAAGCGTTCAGGATCGTGACCACGTAGTAGTCGCGGAAGGAGCCTCCGGAGATGACCCAGGTGGCCGGGTCGTAGCCGGTGAAGAGCGACTGCCAGTACGTCTCGATCAGTCCGTCCTGCGTCAGCGAGGCGAAACCGGCTCCGTTCGACATGAAGACGCCGCGCGGGTTGGCGAAGATCGCGTTGTCGGCGTGTACGACGATCGAGCGCGCGTCCGTGCAGCCGATGGCGCCGATCGGCGCGCGATCCATGTTTGAGCCCGGCGGCGGCGTGTCTCCGATGATGCGCTCGGTGTGACCCTGCGAGAAGCAGAGGAGCGCGTTCTGGAGCGGCGCCATGCCGATGATCGGGTAGTCGGCGTCGATGAACGAGAGCGCCGTGTCCCAGGTCGATTCGATGTTGGGGACGGGGGAGAACCAAATGCGGTTGGGATTCGCCGTCGAGTTGGCGAGTGCGAGCCGCGACTTGTAGAGGGCGGCGTACTTGCCCGCGGGCGGCGTGCCTCCGAGCGCGGCGATCGTGGTGCCGTCGAACTTGCGCGGGCTCGTCGTTCCGTTCGAGGCCGTCAGGATCAGCTTGTCGATCGCGAGCTTCGGCGTGTCGCGCGTCGGATGGCCGGTGCCGAGCGCACCGCGATCGATTGCAGAGCCAGCCGTGATCGTGTAGAGGTTGGCGTTCGAGCCTAGACCGATGATCTGATTGCCGGCGGGGAACTCGGCGAAGGCCACGCCGGCGGCGTAGGTGGCGCCGGTGAGCGCAGGCCCGGCGAAGGCAGAGCCGCCGCGCTTGTAGGCCAGGCCCGGCAGCGCGAGGATGTAGTCGGCCGCGTCGTACACGGAGGAGACGGGAAGTGCCGTGCGGGGCGCGTCCCGGATCATCCCTCGCGACCAGTCGGCCTCGACTTGCGGCGCCGGTACACCGCGCTGCGTCGTCTTCGGCGCGCGCTTGGCCAGGTTCGTCTTCGCCACTAGCCGGTATCCGCGCTGTTCGGGATCGAGAAGCGGTAGCCGAGCGGGATCTCGAACTGCTCCGCGCCACCACCGGATCGCCGGTTCAGATGGACGCGGAACTTGCGAATCCACTCCTCGTACAGCGCCCGGTAGTCGTTCGTGGCGAGATCCTTCACGAACGGCGCCGCCTCGATCATCGCGCCGTATTTCAGGAGCCTGGAGGCGTAGGGCTCGTTGAAGACCGGAAGATCACCGTCCGCGGCGAGCGCGGTCGGGAGCCGCACGTACCAGACGAGCAGCGTGTCGGCCCCGCTCGGCGTCGGCCAGAGCTCGAGCCGCTCGTCTCCGACGAAGGCGTATGCCTGCACCGATCCCGAAGTCAGAACGCCGTACTGCGCTTCGGCGCGGTACTGCATCAGGCGCTCGTGCGATACCTCCCGCAGGGGCGGCCCATAGCCTGGCTCGGCCACGCCACGCGCCATGATCCACTTGATCCGCACGACCGGATCGTTCAGCGTGTAGGAGGCGACGTTGGCTGTCAGCGACACCGTCGCGTCGGCCTGGAGGGCCTCGCACTCGATGCACGCCTGCGCGTAGGCGACGTTGATCCAGTCCTTGACCTTCGTTCGGTCCGTCTCCTCCATGCGGAGCTCGTCGAGCACTTCGTCCTGAAGGCTCTTGAAGGTGCTCGGATAGGCCAAGTCAGCTCCCGTTTCCGTTGCGTCGTCGTTCCTTCAGCCGCCCGAGTTTCTTCCGTCGTTTGCGGGTGGGGCGAAAGCGCCAGTTGCCGTCTGTTTCGCGCTTCAGCCTCCGCCTAGGCACCGTCGTCCTGGGGAGCCCACTCCGCCGGTACCTCGCCGACGAGGAAGTCATCGGTGCGGTGCTTGCACACGGGGCAGACGAGCCGGTGAGTGTCGAACTCCTCCAGGCACTGCGGGCAGGCGTAGCCGGATGCGACGCGCGCGGCGTCGTCAGGCGCGAGCAGGTACATCGGATCGCCCGCGTCGTTCAGGCTCGTGTAAATCGCCTTGAGCGTCACCGAAAATCGCCGCCTTCCAATCGTTTAGATGGTGGTGAATCGTGCGCTCGCTTCGGACGTAGTCGGCGTTCGCCCGGATCACGTCTTCGCGTGTCCGGGGGTTCTCACAGAGCACCTTCGTCCAGTGCAGGAACTCCGCCGGAGAGCCGGCGAGGAAGCCCGTCTCTCCATGTCGCACCGTGCCGCTATAGACCTCGACGTTCTGCGCGATGACCGCCGTGTCGCTCATGGCGTACTCGAGCGTCTTTACGTCAGAGCGGCCTAGCGAGTGCTCGTCGCGCCGGAGCGGGATCAGCCCGATGTCGAGCGGCCACGCCTCCCGCTGGCGATCGAACTCCTTGGGGTCACGCCAGGGAATGTGCCGGAAGGGGAAGCGCCAGGCGGGCTTGTAGCCGATGAGGACGACCTCGTGCCCTGCCTCCGACGCCCACTGGAGCGCCGGGCGAGCGAGCTCGAGATCCCACAGATGCGACTGCGAGCCCATCCAGCCGATGCGCAGGCGAATGCTCTGCTCCTTCTCTGTCGGCCAGTCGTCCGGGTCGACGTGGTTCCCGCAGACGTGCATCTCGGTGTCCGCAAGTGCGCGCCGGAGATCGAAGGTGCGCGCGATGATCCTTCGCATCTGCTCGACGTAGTAGTCGCGAAGGTACGTGGTCGAGAAGATGATCGAGTCGAAGAGCGCGAGCGACTTCATGTGGCTGGCCCGGTTCGTGTCCGAGTAGCCGACCTCCTTTAGCTGGAGCGACAGATGCGCCGGCGAGACGTAGTTGTCGTCGACCTCGGAGACGATCCGACAGCCGTTCTGTTCCTGCATCGCGAGCGCGTGCAGGGCGCGGACTTGATCCGGCCGCGTCCAGACGATGACGTCGTGGTCGTGCTCGGGGTAGACCGCTCCCTCTTCGGTCAGATACCAGGGGAAGCAGCCGGTCAGGCTTGGCTTCGAGAGGGCGTCCATCGCCTCCGAGATCGGAAGCAGGCGATGCTCGATTCCGAGTGCCTTGGCCGGAACGCCGGAGCGCCAGTAGGTGTCATTCGAGCCCCGGCCGGTGAACCAGGCGGCTTTCATCGAAGCCGCAGGTCTGGTGTATCGGGAGGCCACTTGGCGCGCGGAATGAGATCACCGCAACGAGCGCAGCGGCGGTGGCTGTCATAGCCGATCCGGCCGACCCCACTGCCGCGGATCTTGTGCCCGCGCAGCCTGCACTGGAGCCGTCTCACTGCGCGACGAGCTCCTCCGCCCCTTCCAGCTCCAGGCGCTTCGCCTCCAGCGCCCTCAACACCGACTCGCGGCGCTTCGTGCGCTGCTCGTAGGTGATGGCCTGCTCGATCAGGCCGAGCTCGCCCGCGAGCGTGGGGATCTTGTTGTGGTGTACCGAGTCGTAGGTCGGCCAGGGTGGAGTCGGCTTCGGCGGTTCGTACAGCGCGACATCGCCGCGACTGGCGCCGTCGGGCGGATTCAGGATCAGCTCGAGCAGCCTCTGCTCGACGATCTGGCGCTCCTCGTCCGACCAGTTGAGCCGCTTCTGCGCGTCTTCGGAGTCGAAGACGCCGCCCTGGATCACCGCCTGCATTTTGCCTTCCTCGTCAGGAAACTCCGGCGCGGAGATGTAGCCGAAGTCGGCAACGAGCTGCCTCTTCGTGATCCGCTTGAAGCCCATCATGTGATCGGCTTCCTCGTGGCGGGCGATGAACTGGTAATTGACGTTCTTGGGTGCGACAAAGATCAACTCGTTCAGCTCCTTCCTGAAAAGAAAGGGGGAGGCATGTTGCCTCCCCCGATACCACGCGATGTTCTAACCCGTCACGCCCTTCAGGATGGCGTGGCGTCTTTCTTGTTCGTACACGAACGTCGCTTCCGTTCGGTACTCGTCCTCGATCTTGTCTGCGTCGTTCGCCTGGATGTCCTCCAGGAGCTTCGTGTCTCGAAGCGGGACGTAGAAGAGCGAGTCGAGGTCGAACAGGAACGCCCAGCCCTTGTAGTTGACCGAGTCGTTCAGGGCGCGGGACATGACGATGTCGACCGTTCCCTGGCCGGACACGTACGAGCGCATCTGAATCCCGTAGGTGTTGGCCCGGTCGTTCGTGACCTGGATGTTCGTGCGGGCGTAACCCTCGATCGCGCTCACCACGAGCGGCGAAGCGACGAGCACCTTCCGATCCGACCCGTAACGGAAGCCGGTGCGCAGGAAGGTGAGGAAGGCAGCCTCGGTGAGCGCGCCTCCCACGTTGGTCACGTTGGACGTGATGAACTCGACCGCACCGCCGGCGAAGCGCTTAGGCTTGCCGGAGACGGCCGTGTCCTCGCGCTTGGCCCCGAAGAGGGCGATCTGCTCCCACGACCGCATGTGCTCGACGCCCTGAGTTGCCTGGAGCGTCTTGCGCGTCGAGCCCGTGTGAAGCTCGGTCGCCGCCTCCGTGCCGGTTACGCCGAAGGGCGTGCGCACGATTTGGCAGTAGTTGAACTTGGCCGTCATCTGCGGAGTCTTGATCTCCCGCATCAGCGACCCTTCCTGGTTGACGTTGGAGACGATGAACAGTTCGTCGCCGGACGCCATTGCAGCGGCCGCGGTGCCGCCGATTGCCCTGGTCACGTTGATCGTGGCCGAGGCCGTCGCCGTCACTTCGAGGCCCTCTCCTGTTGCCGTGTTGCGGACGAAGTCGCCGACGCGGAAGTAGTTTCCGGTCGTGACACCGATGGTCGCGGCATTCGATGCCGCGGTGGCCGAGGTCGTGTCGAAGCGCGGCATCGACTCGTTCTCGATCCACTCCGCCTTCGGCGCCTTAGCCTTGCGCTTCCGCATCTTCTTCAGAAGCACGACGAGCGGAGTCGCATCCGGTTCTAGCTCCGCGACTCCCTCCGCCATGTCGATGACACGGTCGGCCTGGAGCACGGTGTCGGTTGCGACGTCACCCGTGATGATCGTGGGTGGCATTGAAACTCCCAGGTTTTCGATGGGTAAGGGGAAACGGCTCCCCAAACCTGGGCGGAGTCGGGCGGCGATTGTTCCCTACGTCGCTGGAGTCGCCAGAAGCGATTGTTCCCTACGAACGCGGGAGTCGCGGCTCGCCGATTGTTCCGGCCCCGGTGGGATTCCGGGGGGCTAGCCGGCGCTGTTCGAGCGGATAGCCGAGTACGACGCGCCCTTGATCGCCTGCTTGAGCTCGGCGATCTTCTGCTCTTGGGCGGAGGGCTCCGCCGGTCGTGCGGACGCCCCACTGAGCGTCTGCGCGTTCTGCTTCATCGCCTCTTCCGCCTGAGCCTGCGTCAAACCGGCCTGCTCCGCCTCCTGGCTCATGCGGTTGTACTGGGCGATCTGATAGGCCCGCGTCAGTGCTGCGCGCGTGCCCTGGAGCGAGCGGGCATCCTCCTCGCGGAGAATCCCGGGGTCCGACTGAAGTACGCGCACGACGTCGTCCTTGACCGTCTGCCAGTCGGAGTACGTCTCCGCCATCATCTGATCGGCGGCGAAAGCTGCGAGCTCGTGGCTCGTCTGCTGCTGCGGCTGCAGCTGCGCCTGTCGCGCGGCCTCCATCTGCTGGTAGGTGGCCAGTGCGGCCTGCTGCGCCATGTATGCCGTCACCTTGAGCGGGTCTTCGGCGTACTGCTCGTAGAGCCCCTCTTGGAAGTCGTCCTGCGAGAAGGCCGGCTCCTGCTGGTACTGCGGCTCCTGCTGGCCCTGCTCGATCTCGGCGAGCCGCTGGCCGAACTCCGTGATCTTCTGCTGCGACTCGGTCCAGCTCTTCGCCATGTCCTCCGGCGTCGAGAAGATTTCCGGGAGCCACTCTGGCCGCTCGGGCTCGGCGGCCGCCTCTTCTTCGGCCTTGCGCTCGGCTTCGAGCTGGGCCGGCGTCGGCTGTACCTCTACCTCGTCCTTATCTTCAGGGAGCGGCACTCCGATCTGCTCCTCTGCCGTTCGAGCCACCTACCTCACCTTCCCTTCTCGATTCGCTTCACGCTCTCGCGCAGTTCGTGGATGGTTGCCCAGCGTGCGAAGTCCGGCACCGCATGGGGGTTCTTGTGCGCCTCCTGGCACTTGACGCACCAGGGCAGGCCCTTGTCGAGATCGTCGGCGCTGCGCTTGTCCCGGAGATACTCGTGATAGCGCGCCGTCAGCTCGTGGTCGTAGACGTAGCCGCCGCGCTGTGTGTCGACGACGTAATGGCCGAGCGGGAGCTCGTTGTCAGGGCCCTTGCCGTTTCTCACTTCTTCTTCCGCTTCGCCCACGCGCTCTTGCACACCAAAATCGCGCGGAGCTTCGGCGTTCCCTCTTTGACCATGCTCTGGACGCAGCGCTCAATCCACGCGCTACTCGCGGCGGTATCGCCACCCTTCGCTCCGTAGGGAGACATGCCTACGCTTCGATCTCTCGGACGACGGCCAGCGACTCAACCGTCTCGTCGACCTCGAAGAACTCGTCGACGGCCTGCGTGACGCCAAAGGCATCGCCCTCGCCCTCCGTCTCGACGCCGTAATCGTGGAAGCAGAGCACGGTGTCGCTGGTCGCGAGCTCGAGGATGAGCTCGATGTCGCGCTTGACGTTCGCATAGGAGTGATAGCCGTCGTGGAAGATCATGTCGAAGCTGTGCGGGCGAAAGAGCGGCAGGATGTCCTCGAAGCGCCCGACGATGTACGTGTGCTGCGAGTTGGCCGGGCCGAGCTGGCCGTAGCGGATCAGGTTCGAGAAGTAGGGCCCGATCGTGACGCCCCCGCCCGCGTGCGGGTCGCCGTGATGCCAGTCGATGCTCACGAGGCGCCGGGCGACTTGCGCCAGCACGACCGTTGTGCGGCCGCGCCAAGCTCCGAGCTCGAGGACGCGCTTCCCCTCACTGAGTTCGGCGAGCTTCTCGCACTCGGCCTCACTCACCGATGATGGGATGTCCTTCGGGAAGATCGTCCTCGGCTTCGTCTGCTCGGGCTGCATCGGCCCTCATCCTCTCGTCGTTGTGGAGCTCCGCGATGAAGGCCGGGATGTCGAGGAAGAACTCGGCGCCGGCGATCCAACCTGTTTGTCGTACGTAGTCGGTCGGCTCGAGCTGGCCACCGAGCACGAGACGCCGGTGCTTCGCGATCTCCTCGTTCGCACTCTGGACGAGCGCCTCCCAGCCGGGGTGACGCGTGAGCTCGGTAAGGGCGAGATTCCGCTCCTCGAGCTCCGCCATCTGCTCGTCGTCGAGCGGCTCCGGCTCGTTGTGGAAGCTAGCCAGGGCCTCCACCACCCTGAAGCAGCGCCATCAGCCGCGGATCGGGCGGAGGGCCTTCGGCTGCCTGCTGGCCCATGCCCCCGGCGGGGCCAGGCGGTAGCTGTCCGTTCTGTCCCGGCGGCACCGGCGCGGCCGCGGGCTGCGGCTGCTGAGGTTGCCAGAGCTCGGCGATCGAGAAGTCGTATGCCTTCGCCACCTTCTCGAGCAGCGGCCGGAAGTTGACCTGGCCGGCCTGGATGAAGGGGGCAAAGGCGTTCAGGAGGGCGATCGCCTCGCCGCGCTCCTGCTGGCGCGAGAGCGATTCCTCGGTGCCTTCGACGGAGTAGTCATAGGAGCCGACGATCTCCTGCGGCGTGATGTTCTTCCAGTCGTAGCCGCCGTCCGGCCTGTCGATGCGGATGGCCTGGTCGGCGGTGAGAAACTGCTTGGTCAGCTCGCCCCACTGCTCGAAGGTGCGCTGGT